CAGACGTTGACCTGTACTTCGTCAAACTCCGACATCTGGTCTGCGCCTTCGAGGCCAGCCTCTTTAGCTAGTTTGGAATCTAGGACGCCCCAGTATTCCAAAACCTCAAAGCGGTTACCCTGATAGTACGGCTCGGTCTCATCCTCGCGGATGGTATCCTCGTAATACTTGTCTTCGTAGTTTGGCCCCTTAGCAAGGCACTCCTGAATAGCTTCCGAATTGAAGTAGGGACGCTTGATGAGGGCGCGAAGTTGCTGGCGGTTCATGCGGTGGCGTTCAACAACGTACTCACAATCATCGACACTGGTTGCAGCAGGATCAGGATGGAAATCCCAAGCCGACACCATTTCGATGCGCGGCACAGTCTTTTCCTCTGGCATGTATTGCCGCTCTCCGGAGTCGCCCCGCTCCCAGCGGTGCAGACGCTTGTAGAAATTGAACGGCCCCTTGACGACACCGGTTCCCAGCAAGCACGACTCGAAGATAGAACTACGCAACACGTTTACAGCGTTCGTGTCGAGTAGCTGGTCGTGGATAGTTTTCTCCATGCGGTGGGCTGCAATCTTGGCCGGTTCGATCTGCGGCTCACCGATCTTGGCTGGCCCCTCTGCCAGCGGCAACTGCCCGTATTCGCTCTGTAAGCCTCCTAGAAAGGCTTTAGCGTCTTCCGCCTGCAATGCCCCGGGAGCAAGCTCCCTGCCGTCTCCTGCGAACCCGTAGGGGTCTTGAGGCTGCATCTGGTCGAGAGGGGTCTCCATGTGAGCAAACTCCGCGATGCCCTCGGGCACGGGAGTGGACTCGACGACCAGCGGAAACTTCTTGTTCGCAAACAAGATGTCGATGATCTGACCGTAAGCTGCAAGGACTTTCGTCTTTGTGATCCGGATGAAGACTTGTGACTTCTCCGACTCGCGGTATTGAGTCGTAGAGTCGTAGATGCCTCGGAAGTTCTTGTATGACTGGAGCCAGCGTTGCTCGTGAGCGTAGCGGCCATTTTCAGCATCTTCGAACTTGGACTTGATATAGGCAGCAAGTCCGGGCATCTGCTCTTCGGGATTGAGCAGACTTACAGCGGTATCATCCGCTGGCTGGAGAAAATTATCTTCTGACATGTCTTAGTAGTCGCGTTCTTCGGCCATACGCATAACGGAAGCATCCACAGTCGTTTTCGACTGCTTCTTTGGCATATCTTCCGTCAAGACACCCTGTGCGGTCTTGGTATCAAACTCAAGTCCCTCACGGTACAACTGGTTTGAACCCATAGGATCATCCACCGACGTGTTTGGTGAATTCATTATATAGGCCGCGCCATAATTGTAGTTATTGTCTGGCATCGGGTTTCTCCCTTTACTTAACGATTGATGAAGCCTGCTTCTTGGGCAGGGGCAGCTTCGGGTTCCCTGTTTTGTGAAACGAATCCGGCATCAGCATCGGGCAGCGGTTGGGTGCCTCGTATCTGACGAAGTTCATCTTCTGTGTATCCCAAACCGGGCTGGACCTCTGCAAGCTCGGGTCCGGCTGTGGCTGTGGGTTGCATAATCATCGGAATGGCAGCAGCAGGCGCTGCGCCGAGGCCGACAGCCCGTGCGCCAACTTCCATCGCAGTCTCGGCAGCGAAGGCAGCAGGCTCGGTTGCAATTTGGCGGACGGTCTCTACACCCAAAGCACCGGCAAGGACTTTGAGTCCCTTCTTGCCGAAACTATCAATGATTTTTGAAAGATCAAGATTGTTGCGGGCAAGTTGGTCTTGGAGTTCAGGGGACGGTCCAGCTTTGACTGGTTCTGCTTTGACTGGTTCGGGGGTCTTTTCGGCTACAGGCAGATCGAAGTAGCCTTCGTATCCGGGGGTGGCAGTGGTGATTCGCTCTGTTGGCATCGGGATGCGTTCCCCAATATCGAAACCAGCCTCTGTCGCGGCATCGCCCCAAAAGCTTGCGAACATATTTGCGTTTGCCCTGTCAACCTCGCCAACTGCGCCGGGAAAAGCTTGCTGGTACGTTGTTAGTTCGCCCGTGCTGCTTTTACCCGCTGACTTGAGGCTACGACCTTGAAGATAGGCGAGGCGATCTTGATCGATGCCAATAGACTGTCCGACTGTAGCGTGAACATTCCGAAGAAGTTGTGAACCCTTCTTGCCGGTGAAACCTCTGGGAGCGAGAGTGTCGAAGTAACGATTTGTTGCTCTATCAAATGCAATATCTTTGACTTTGACTGTCTTCAAGAGATCAGTCATATCGCCCGAGTCCACAGGCTTTCCGTTCGCCTTGACAAAGAAAAACTCTTTGTTGCCAGCAGCTAGGTTCTGTTGTAAGATGCTATCCGCAACTGGGTTCAAGGGGATGTTGACAGCGCGGCCCTTTGCACCCTTTGCTTCTGATTCGATGTAGATAGCACCGCTATCAGGCTTGTAAGATGTTACTTTGAGACCTCCCGCAGCGTTAGGACGTAGGCCCGTATTTAAATTAAATATGATTGCTTGTGCGATAGGGCGAGTCTTTGGGTCGTCGAGATACTTTGCAACACCCGCGAACAACTGGCTCATCTTGGCCTTATCCGGATTGATTGCAACCTCAGAGACTGCCTTTGCAGGTTCGGAGCGCCCGAAGATTCGATTGTTGAGGTCCGTGTTTGGAGCCTTATCCGGAAGGAGCTTGTACTCCGGAGTGTCCGGGCCGTGCAAACCCTTGAGCGTCAGGCCAACCTGTCGCAAGTTTTGCATGGCAGTCTTGACGGTTGACGTGTCTTCGCTGTCCTTGAAGGTGCGGGCAAGCAGAGTAACTCCATCTGCATCCTTCTCAAAGAGACGCATAGCGGAGCCGGGTTCGTCTGCAATATTCTTGAAAAACTGCACTGAGGATGTGACAAAAGCGTCCCCACGTTTATTCTTCGTGGCGTACGCCTGTGCAACCTCGCGAATCGTCGCGGTCTTTGGATCGAGTTCTGCCATCAGTAACCAAATGTAGCATCAAAGGGCTTGAATGCCTGATCCTTGATGCCTTGAAGTGTTTTGTGTATAGCCTGATACCCCGACGTGCGCGTCATCACCATGTAGCGCAACGCATCGTACGCATGATCCTCTGCCTTTGTGTCTACATCTTCACTGTTGGTTTTGGAGAGAGGTATGCCTGATAGCTGCGCTATGGTGTGCTTGCACGTAGAGAATATTCGAAGACGTGGTTCGTTGGTGTAGGGGTCGTCAGCAAGCCGCCTGTGTAGTTCCATTTTTCCTTGAAGACGGTTGCGGTCTGAGGGAGTCCACCTAACACCAGCCCGCATCATTGTCTCTGCAATGGACGGGCCGAAGCCAGTCTTGTTCCAGCAGGAAGAGTCTAGAACTGTATAGTGTGGTAGTGGGTCTAACTCTTCCGCTTCTAATATCTTATCAGCTAGTTGCTCTGCTGTCAAGTGTTTTGCATATAATTCGCGATAAATCCAGATATTATTATCCCAGTCAATAGCCCCCCACAAAACGCACGAAGGACTTGCATAGCCGTAGTCCGCCGCTCGTATACGCGGCCAGTTGGTTGGAAGCTCAAAATGTTCGACCACATGACGCACTCGTGAAAATTCGGGGAAGGCCGCTCCCTCCGCCACGTCCCAATCCCCTTCTAGGAGTCGTCTACGCTCGACATCCGGGAGCGACCTGAGCATGGCCTCGTACTGGCCGTCTGCCATCAGGTAGGGATTATCGGTCAACCGTGCAGGAACAAACTTGCGATAGAACAGCGGCTGACCTGCTTTTTCGTGGCCATCCGGCCACACGAATTCTTTTCCAGACTCTAAATCGTAGGCACCAAAAGGCTTATTTGATTCGCGGTGGTCAATGTACATCTTCTTGACCCACCAACCACCCACTCCTCCGGGGTTGGCTGTGCAGCGCATGCACAACTGTTGCTGGAGTTCAGGATCAGTAGAACGAAGGCGAGAACGCAGGTAATCCCAGACATAAGGTGTGGGGTACTGTGTAATTTCATCGATGCCAATCCAGTTGAATGCCTGTCCCTGAAAACGAGTT